GAAATAAATTAAATGAAGTGGCTGTATTTAACTCTAACTTAGCTTACGCAACACGTTTATTCACAGAACATTCAACTTCAAAACAAGAAAAAATTAACATTTTAAGAAGATTTGATGGTGTTGAAACTATCAAAGAATCTAAAAATTTATATCAGGTTGTTAAAAATGAATTATCAAACGGAACTAAAACTCAAACTATGAATGAGTCAATTGAAAGAACAATCTCAAAATCACCTTCAACAGGTGCGGTTAACTTAATTGAATCAAAAACATATGAGAATCCACAGTTCTTGAGAATGAAAGATTTAATGGCAAAAATTAAATAAAATAAATAAATTAAAACAAATAAAAACCAAAAAAATGGGAGCATTATTAGAATCAGGATTAGTTGGTAACATCGGGTTAAAACACCTTAAAGTTATCAAAGAAGACACAATCAACAAATGGGATAAATTAGGATTCCTAGAAGGTCTTAAAGGACACATGAAAGAAAACGTAGCTCAATTATATGAGAACCAAGCGTCTTTCTTGATTAACGAAGCAACAGGTGAAGGTTCAAACGGTTCATTTGAAACGGTTGTATTCCCTATTGTAAGAAGAGTATTCTCTAAATTATTAGCGAACGAAATCGTATCAGTACAAGCTATGAACTTACCAATCGGTAAATTATTCTTCTTTGTACCTAAAATTCAAGGATATTCAGGTGGTACAGGTAATATGTCAGGTGACCACTACGCACCAATCGGTTCTCCGGGTAATTATTCACCTACTGATAGAAATCAAGGTTATGGTGATTCTACAGGAGCATACCAAAAAAACCTTTATGATTTATTCTATGAAGGAACTGAACCAGGTTTAGACCCTGAAGGTTTATTCGATTACTCAAAAGGTAGATGGTCAGCTATTACAGCAAGTTGTCAGACTGTTTCTTGGTCTAACGGAGGATTAGTAGCTTCGGCTTATACTGCAGGTGAATTTAGAAAAATCTTAGTAGGTATGTCAGGTTTCTCATCAACAGGTGACGGTAAATTAATCGGACCAAACGGTCAAGAAATGGACACTGAAGAATTTTTATCAGGTCTTAAATTATTTACTACTAACGCAACAGTTGCAACTCAGTTAGGAACTTCAACATTTACTAACTTATTATTTAGAGTTGTTACTCAAAAATATGGTCAAGGTATTGTTCAATATGGTGACACTACAACTACTACATTCCCAACAAATGGTAACGGAGGTTCTTTCAAAAATATTTGTTCATCAACTGGTGTTATCTATTTAGAGGTTGATACTCAAGTACCTGTATGTGTATCTTGTGGTCAATCTACACCTGATGGATATTCAGGAGCAACAATTACTACTGCAGCGTTTTCAGGAACAGGGGTTAACGCACCTATCCAAGCGGCTTTCAGACGTTACGAAGAATTAGAATTTGAAGATAAAATCGGTGAGGTTTCTTTCGACTTAGATTCTGTTACAGTTTCTGTTACTGAAAGAAAATTAAGAGCACAATGGTCTCCTGAGTTAGCTCAAGACGTTGCGGCTTTCCACAACATCGATGCTGAAGCTGAATTAACAGCTTTATTATCAGAACAAGTTGCGGCTGAAATCGACCGTGAAATCTTAAGAGATTTACGTAAAGGTGCGGCTTGGACTTTAAGATGGGATTACAATGGATGGAGAAGAATTTCTGCAACTACAAACTACACTCAAAAAGATTGGAACCAAACATTGATTACAGCGATTAACCAATTATCAGCTCAAATCCACAAATCTACATTAAGAGGTGGTGCTAACTGGATTGTTGTTTCTTCTGAAATCTCTGCTATCTTTGACGATTTAGAATACTTCCACGTATCTAACGCGTCTCCGGAACAAGACCAATACAATATGGGTATTGAAAGAGTTGGTACATTAGCAGGTCGTTACCAAGTTTACCGTGACCCTTACTTCCCAGCTAACACAGTGTTAGTAGGACACAAAGGAACATCATTGTTAGATACAGGTTACATCTACGCACCATACGTACCATTACAATTAACACCTACAATGTACAATCCGTTCAACTTTACACCGATTAAAGGTATAATGACGAGATACGCAAAAAAAATGGTCAACAATCGCTTTTACGGGCGCATCACTGTTGACGGTGTTAGAACATTCGATTTAAGAGAATTGAGATAATCAAAATCTTAAAATATTTAACAAAAAGGGACTATATGTCCCTTTTTTTATTGTTTTATTTTTAATAGTAGGTTTTTTGGTATAATTGTTGTATATTTATATTATATGAAAAAATTTATACCAACAGAAGAAGAACTAAAAAATATACTTAAAATGTATAATGAAGACCTATTAGGGTCACATACCATTTCTGAAAAAACAGGAATTAGTAAACCAACAATTTTAAGAATATTAAAAGAAAATGGTATTATTATGGGTCCATCTGGTAGAAAAAATATTGGTGGTAAAAAAGTTGCGGATAAAAAATGGAGAGATAAAAATAAAGAAAAGTTAAGTAAAAAACATAAACTTTGGTATGAAAATAATAAAAATAAATGGAATGATTATATTAAAGAATATAGAAAAAATAACGTTGATAAAATTAGACAAATTAAACGTGATTACGAAAGAAATCGTAAAGCAAGTGACCCCCTCTATAAACTAATCACCAATTTCAGAACTGCAATATGGACAGTATTAAAAGAAAGTAACGTAGATAAGTACGGACACTACTTTGATGTTTTAGAATACACTCCCGAGGAATTAATAAATCATTTAGAAAAACAATTTATAGATGATATGACGTGGGATAACTACGGGATTTGGCACGTTGACCACAAGTTACCAATAACATCATTTAATATACTGGAGATGGGAGATGAGGAATTTATGAGATGTTGGTGTTTAAACAATCTTCAACCGATGTGGGGTGAGGAAAATATCCGTAAGTCAAATAAAATATCAGAGGACAATTAATCCTCTTTTTTTTCTTCTTTATTTGATATTCTAATTGATTTAGATATTACTTCACATTCACCCAACGAATATATACCCTGATTATAGGCGTATTTAACCGCGTGAGTTAGAATAGATATTGACGATTGTTTATCCATTGTTTCCAATAATACGTCTAAGTGTTGTTCATTATATAAGGGGATTGATTCAAATAACTTACCAAATAACTCTTGTTGTTGTTCCATAATTAAATTTTAATATATTTATAATGATATGAAGAAAATTAATAAAATACAGATTAAAGAAAACACAACTTCTAGTAGTGGTGGGGAATATAACGGACCTATTGAGTTAGGGTTAAAAAAATGGAGAAAGTCGGAGTTATTTCCATTTATAAATCAATCTTCTCATAAAACCAATAAAAAGAGTAAGGGTAAAAACGTAAAGAACAATGTTAAAAGAGTTGTTGGAATGTGGGAAAAGGGTGTTAATGGAAGTTATAATATAGACACACACGACGTTAATACGGTTAAAGAATGGATTGAGATAACCAAAGATACCATTTTGGAAGATATCATCCCAAATGAGATGAAAACAACCTCTAATTACGATAAGGTAATTAACAAGTTTAGAAAAAAAATTCCCGAAGATAAAATGGAGGGGTATAATTTAATTGCTGATAAGATAAAGGATTTTGTTAAAGAGAAAGGATACGTTGTAAAAGTTTTAAATTCTTGTAACACCGGATTTAAAGGGGTTAGAACAAACAAGGCAATTATTATATGTTCACCGGAAATGTTCCCCAATTTTGCATCGTTCGTTTATATCCTATTCCACGAATTACGACACGAACAACAAATGAGCGAATTTAATTTAAGAGATTCCTATATGGGTGATATTGAGGATTTTGAGGAATTTTACAAAATTTATTGGGATATGGAAATGGATGCAGATAGATACGGTAAAGAATGGGTTAAAAAAATTGGTGATGTTTTGAAATTACCTGAGGACGTTTATTATTTGGACGGAATGATTAAAAATTACCCATCAATGTCAAATCAAGTTAGACAAATGACATCACACCTACATAGGGAAATACAAATTTTAAAAAGTAGAGGAATGGATTATTCTGATATAAGTGACTTGGATGTGGTTAAAAGACACTTACAAAGTCTTGAAGATATGTTTTAAAAAAACAAACCCCTACTCTTCAGTGGG